GATTGCTCCATTTCTTGTAAATCTCCACGAGACATTGAAGTTACTCCGATTAACCTTTTATAATCTTTATTTATTTATAAATTCGTAACCTTTACAGGTTATTCAGGAAGTTGTTGAACAAATTCAGTTTTTGTTCATCCAGTTGTTTTTGATCAACCAAAGTGTTGATCTGTTTGTAAGTTTTGGATGCCAGTGCTTCACGAAGAATGCCACCATCCCAAACCCATTCTTTTCCTTCCATGATGCCTTCAACAAAAGCATCAGGAGCGGAAGGATCGGCAACAATGTCAGCTGCCGTTGACAACATGAAATCGCTTCCGACGATGTTCACTCCTTCTCTTGTTTGTTGGAGTGATCCAATACCTCTAGAAGAAACACCAAGCTTAACTCCTTCATTAATAAGAGATTCTGCAATCTTACCCATCGGAGTAGAAAGGATCTTCGCTTTACCGATAAAATTGGTTCCGTTCTCTTTGAGTGAAACAATTTTGTGACTGACACGATCCAGATTAACTGTTGGACCATCGGGGTGTCCGAGTTCTCCAAGAGCTCTGCCTGCATTGATGTGGTTTTCTGAATACCTTTGGACTTCTCTTCTCAGAGTTTCCATTGGATACATTCTACCATTACGGTTTTTCAGATCACCTTGAAGGAAAATACCTTCGATATACATGTGCTTTTTACCGTTCTTTTCTTCAACGATAAAATCAACTGTTTCGATTTCTTCTCTGATTAATTTCATGAGTCTTGAACCTGTTGGATGAATACTGTGCCTGTTCCAGAGTTTGTTTTTACTGCAACCTTGATTGATTTTCTCAATTCTGCGTATGGTGCATTAAAGGTAGGACCTGCAGAAGAATCATGATCAACAGTAACTCTAGTGTTATAGTAACCACCAACATTTGAAGTGGTGTTTACATCGGTGATAATTTTGTGTTCAAAATTAAGGGTTGATTGACCATTCACTGTCAAACTAGCTGCATCTCCAACTGCAAACGGACAACCAGTTCCTTCTGGGAAATCAAGAATTGTTGTTGTTCCTGTTGTAACACCAACGACTCTTTGTGAAGTGATGGGCCCGATTGTAATTGTGTCTGCTTCACTCGTGCCAACATAGAAGTTGTCAACTGTTGCAGTTGGATTTGTTCCAACGGCAACGTGAACACCAGCACCTTCTGCCAAAATTCTGATTGCATCAGACTGTTGTGCAATTGCAACAGATTGAGCAGATGACGAGCCGGATGCAAACGTGGTATTAATACCAACTGGTTTTAAGGCAGCCATTATTTTAAGTCACAGTAATCTTATAAGTTTATTTATTCTTCTTCTTCTTCAACCTCTTCATCGTCGATGACTACTTCGTCTTCAACTTGATCGAGAGGATCATCAAAAACAGAAGCAGCTACATCAGGTCTGATAGCTTCAATCTTTTCTGCAGATTTAGCAAACAGAAGATCTTTGATCTTGTCACTGATTTGTGAAGGTGATTCATCGCTCACCATAAGGTCCATTAATTCATCCATAGCATAAAATTGGAATGTAGTGTTATTTAGATAGTGCCACCAGCTGGTGATTCAGATGGTTCTGGGTCTTTCGGAGAAACTGGAGCACCCATTGCATCTGGAGTTGGAGCTGGAAGTGCTCCAGGTTGACCAGGCATTTCTGGTGGCATTTCAGCAGGTGCATTAGGATCAGGAATGACACCCTCTTCGATTTCTTTTTCAATCAAAGCATCCTGCTCAAGGATTTCAGTGTCAGTTTGTCTCAAAACATGTCTTCTTATATAATCTTGTGAGTAGTACTGACCAACATAAGGTTGAGCTTGTTCCACCAGAGCCAATCTGTTTTGAAGAAGTTCTGCATCCTTCAGTTCAGCAAAGTGATTATCATAGAGGAAATCATATTGAATGTGATCTACCATCACTTCCCAATCTTCGGGAGTGACAACATTCTTGAGAAGAAGTTGAGTTTTCAACATGTCATTGAACATTGCAGAGAATCTCTTTCTCATTCTCCCAACAAACTTGGAGAACTTGATTTCGTCTCTCAGGATTTCAGAAGAACGACCCAATGAGAAACCACCATCTCCTTCGATTCTGGTCTCAGGAACATTCAATGCTCTATAGAGTTTTTTCTGGAAATAGTTAATATCAGTGATTTCACCAAGATTCTGACCACCAGGAAGAGTTGTGATTTCAGTTCCTCTACCACCTTCTCTTCTAGGAAGCCAAAAATCTTCCATCATGGACATGAACTTTTTATCATCACGAATCTCACCAGTGTTTGCATCATAGACCAACTTGTTTCTATAACGCATCATGACATCACGAAGGTATTGTTCTGCCTTCATTTTTGGCAGATTACCAACATCAATGTAGAAAATTCTTCTTTCTGGTGCTCTTGAAAGTCTGTAGATAACAAGAGAATCCTCAATCATCATCAACTGATTGAGTGGTTTGATTGCTTTGTGTAACCAAGAAAGTGTTGATCCTTTGTTTCTATCTACCAAACCAGAGGTACAATAGGTAACAGAATCACGAGTCATTTTGATTGATTTGGATGCACCACCAGAATACATGTTGGTGATTCCACCAGATGCAGTTCCACCAGGTGTGTAAACAAAATACTCTTCCAACTCAGGGAAGTTGTATTTTGCTGGATTGGGGTCACCAATGTTTCTTTCTACAGATTGAACACTGTCTCTTCCCTGCTTTTTAACCTGACGAACATAACGCATCTTTGCTGCGTCAATGTATCTCAGTTCTTGAATACCAGCTTGTGGATTCTTTTGGTCGATGACTTTGTTGTAATAAAGTCTTCCGTCAATATACCAATTACGGAAGATTTCATGTGCTTTTTTGTCAAAGTCAAGGAGTTCAAGAATATATCTAAACTCTTCTCTTACAACTTTTTTGATTCCATCACTTGCATTCAGATTAGAAAGTTCAATCTGAACAGGAGAATCATTCGTATCTGAAACAATAGCTTCATTAACAATATCTTCAATAGCACTATCACACTCTGGATAGAGTGCCATTGTACGATATCTACGAATTAAATCGTTTTCGTTTTTGTAAACACCTTCAATATCGAGATATGAACCAAAAAACCCAGAGCTGATGTAGTGCTCAGTTCCATCATTGTTATTTGGTGGAACTGGTGATACTACACCAGGTGGGTTTTTTGTATCTTCAATTGAGAATCCAAATAATCTCGCCATTATTATTTTTAACTAGAAACGTTTTCTTCTAGTTATTTATCAGTTAACCTGAACCTCTCCAGCATTACCACCAGATGATTGCAGAGAATCACCAATAGTGAAGTATTGAGCGGAGAATGTTACTTGGAATTCTTCAACATTATTACCAGTTAAATCGTAACCAAGTTGAATCTCACCAATGTTATTTGGCCAGATGTCATAGAACTTATAGGTTCTCAGAATAACTGATTCACCACCATCATTGGATGTTGAGAAAACATTTGCACCACGTCCAAGTTGTTGAACATATGCATCTGTCATGTAAGAAGTTGGGTTCGAAACACCAGTAGCATCAGAGAGCTTACTCATTGTGTTTGCCCATCTCTCGAAGGCAGTTCTGATTTTGAAGTCTTCATCATTGATGACTGAAACTGTCCAATCAGCAATTTCTCTATCACCAGCAACTTTCAGGTTTCTTCCTCTAAAAGGAACATTGACAGAAGTTACGGTTGAAGCAGGCATCGTTGCTGCTTTACACAGGAACTTGAAGACTCCATTTTCACCATCATCTCCAGAACCCCAAGCTTCTGAAATTGAAGAAGGGAATGAAGGAATTGATACTTCAAATAGATTGGGGCGGGCACCACCGCCCGCCAGTTTTGACTTAAATTGGGATAAGGTTCTTGTTTCCATTGTTGTTTCCTCCTAGTTTACTTTGATAAAATCAAACGGTACCAACGACTTCTTGGAAATCAACACCAGTTCGAGTAGCCACAAATGTAAGTGTGATGTAGTTAATCGACTTGGTTGGTTTCAGGAAGATGTCTGCTCTGAATTCATTGTTATCAATGACATCAGGGGTGTTGTTAGTTTCATCACAAACAACGAGGAAGTCATAAACACCTCTCTTAGCCTGAACATCTCTCAGGTAAGGCTCAACAATGTTAACAAAGTTTGATCTTGTGTTAACATCATTCAGCTCAAAGAGTTGAGAGTTTGCTGCACCCTCAAGTGCTTGTTCAACAGTGAGGAACAGTCTTCTTACGTTAATTCTGTCAAAGGCAGAAGAATAACCAAGAGCTGTCTTATCACCAAACAGAATCACACCAGATCCTCTCTGGTTAATAATTGAGTTTACTCTTGCACCATAAAGAAGATCTCTTTCAGATTTATTTGGATTGTATGCAAGTTTAATTGCTTCATTAATTGATCCTCTCTGGACACCAGCAGGTGAGAACCAAGGATAAGCAACAATACTTGTTCTTACCATCAGTCCTGCAATATCACCATTACAAGGAATGTAACGGAACTCATTATTGAATCTATCAAACACATACTTGTATCCAGAATCAAACACTGCATAAGATGAAGAAGTCAATGGTGAGAAGAACCTCAACAAATTATTAGTTTGAGTTGTGGTGTTTGAGACATTAACAAGATTATCTCTGTGTGGAGAAATTGTTGCAACACAATCCTTTCTTCCTTCTGCAAGTGAAATCAGAAGGTTTGCTTTTGCTTGTGACTCATATTCATTCAGGAGTCCAGGACCCATGATTAAATAATCAACTTCAATCTCATCTTTGTTTGAGAACAATCTGTAAGATGTATTCAGGTCACCAAGTGTAGCGGCCATACCACCACCAGCTTGATAATCTTGTCCACCACCAAGGGTGTAAGAAATATTACCAATAGAACTGAAGGTTACATCTTGAGCCTCTTGACCCCAGAGACCATCTGAAGTAGTGATTGGAACAAAGTCAGTAGAAAATCCAACTGCAGTTGGTGAAGTTCCCCAATGGCCATCCTTTGCATTGGAAGGATTGTAACCAGCAAAGGCATATTGGGAATTGTTCGCAACAAAGTCTTTGTAGTAAACTTTTGTTGGGTTGTCTGCATCTGCAGTAGCATCAGATGCTTTAGAAAGGAAAAGGAACTTCTCAAGGATATTACCTTGAACACCAGTTACTGATCCAGTGTCATCAACAATTGCAACATGAAGTGAGTCACCCCTACCATTTCTACTTGAGACATAATTATTG